CTATTCAAAAGTTACGTCGCCGTTATCAACAGAACCGATATATTGCATTTTGCGTTCACGTTCATCGGCTGGTGCCATTCCACGAGCTTCAATGCTGATATTTCCGTCTTTATCTTCCCAGATATCAAGCATATCTGCTTCAAGTTCCATATCTTTGATAATATCCAAAATTTCTTGTTCAGTGTGTTTCATTGTTTCTACCTCGTTTTCTTTTGCGTATTGTGTTAGCTTGATAGCGTTGTTATATGACATGTTTCCGACATCGGTCCTACCTTTAACGTAGTTTGATAAAGTCTGTTCAGATATTCCTGTTACTTTAGAAATCTGATAACGTGAATTATTTGTTAATAAGTTTAAAATTTCTTGTTTTGATAATACTTCAATCATGTTTGCTCCTTATTTAAGCAAGAGCCAAGCGATTAGCCCGATAACGACCAACCAGCCTAGAAATGCTTTCCAATCAAAAGAATGTTTTGTTACTTTAAATTTTACTTTCATAGCATTTTTTGTTAATATTTAAGTACACCCCCGAGGGGGTGGATAGTGAAAATCACTATCCGATTTCGATGTGCCATTCAAGCGTTATGACTAACAAGTTGATTTTGATGACCACTTTGTTCGTTTTAACTTTGAATGGCTTTTTTAAGTACTTAAACATTTGTTTTTCCTTTCTGTAGTTTCCTTGTCTAAGGTTTTGTTTTTTTACCTCCCTCAACCTTACATATATATTATACCATTATATATAATAGTAGTCAACACTTTTTATAAACTTTTTTGATATTTTTTAAAATTTTTTTGGTCCGTTAAAACGGACTTTTTTTGATTTTGTGGTTATAACAGCAACAAAAAAAGCCCCTAGCTTTTTAGCTAGGGGTGTTAAAGTATTCGCTTATTTAATTATATCAAATTTACTTGTAATAGTTGACTAAATCGTCCTTATCTCGGCAAGAAAGCCATACAGTACCGAATTGACCGAACTCAAATTTGCGCCAATAGTATCCACCGTAATATCCGCCCTCTCCAGTGTCCGTGATATGAGCCTCGTCAATTTCAAAACTAAAGTACATACCTGCTTTAAAGTCCTTGTCTTGACCGTCAGGCAAGTTATTGCCGTTTTCATCAACCCAATTGACCAAGCCGACGGGGATTCCGTTATCCACGTAATTGAACCCAACAGGCGCTAGGTAGTCACATTTGATTTGGTAAATACCGTTAACGAATGCTACATCATTTGCTAGATAGTAAGCTTTACTGTCTGGTTTACGACCACCTGAAACAACCGTGTTAGGCTGTGTAGCTGTTGACCCGCTAAAGCGCCAAGCTTCAATATAGGCTGGTTTCTCGATAGCGTAATATTGGTCCCAGTTGTGAGATGACACTGCTGTCCCTGCTTGTCCGCCAGTCCAGTAGTCAACGCTGATAAATGTGTTAGCGTCCTCTAGTACTCCGACGTGACCACCAGCTCCGCCAGATTGCGACATGTCAGCGCCCCATGACATGAGAATAATGTCACCTCGTTGACCGTTCCAATCTTCGTTTTTGCTTACTCGATAAAAGCCGTTATTTGCCAATTGTGAGCCAAGAGTGACCGTTGACGGCAATCCGATGATATTTACCCCCGCTTCTTTCAAAGCCTGAGAGATTGAACCTGAACAGTCTGCTGTGCCGTCTGAGCCGTTACGTGAACCATACATGCTATAAGTAAGCTTACCTCGACGGCTTTCAAACCAATTAATTAAAACGTCTGTATTCATTTGTTTTCTCCCTTCCAAGCGTCATTCATTTCTTTTACTGCTGCCTCGATAAACATTTCCAGCTGACTATCTGTTAAATAAATATTGTGAGCCTCTAGACTCTTTCTTGCCTTAGTTTTCGCCTCGCTAAGTTTTTGATAGCCTTTAGTGTCCTCTTCAGCAATCTGCTCAACTGCGTTAACAGCGTTCTTTGCGATGATTTCAACGATTTTGAGCGCTTTCTCACCGCCTTCTTTGTAAAGATAGTCTTTTACGGTTTTAACGATAAAACCAGCTAAACCTGTCAAAATAAGCATAGCTGCTTGTACAATCACATCATTCATGTTCTTCTCCCTTCTGCGCACTACTGCGCATTGCTGCGCGTGGTCTAAAACATCTGCGTTTTCCTGACCACGTCTTCCAGACCGTCCACCTTGTCTTGTAGGACCGATATGTCCTTACGAGTTTCCAGCGATAGACTATTGACTGCCTCGGTCAATCTAGCCATTTGTTGCTGGTTCTCCGTCGCTATACGGTTGTTAGACGCTAGTAGCTCTTTGTTAGTTTCTTGGAAACCAGTGACTAATTTTTTTGTGACCCATAGCATACCGCTGATTAAAATCAAAATGACAACAATAATTGCCGTTGCTAGGATTCCGCCAACTTTATCAATAGTCCAAGTCGCTTGCATTGCTTCGTGTATTACATCTTGACCCACCATAGACCCACGCTATCTAAGCTGATTATTCAGCGGTTTCTTCGTCTTCTTGCAAGCCTGCATGAGACAAGTCTACAAGTTCTTGCACTTGTTTACGGAAACGTTTTGGCACGGTCTCAATAGTAATCCAGCCTAATTCGATTTGCATCGCGAAATAATTAATCATCATTGTTCTTCCTCCTAAAATAATCTTTTTAATTTTCTGTATTAGTTTCATCTGCTGCTTCCTCATCAGCATACATTTGATTGATTAAACCATTCAAAGTAGCTGTTGCTAGCTTTGTCATCTTTTCCGAGTCATCAATGGCTTTTTGCATTTTTTCAATCATCTCATCATACTTAGTGATTTTCTCGCCAATTTCATTAAATTTCTCGTTTTCAGCACGTTGTGGGAAATTCTCCTGATAGACGACTTCCAGTGCTAACTTTTCAAGTTCTGCGTTTGAAAGCTCGATTTTATCGGCTGATAACATGACGGGAAGAAATCCACCGTCGTTATTTGATAAAACAACCCGTGTTCCAGCAACTGAACCATCTAGCCCGATTTCCTGCGATTTTGAGTTAAAAGATAATTTCATGTATTCTCCTTTCTAGACCATGAGCAGTATCTGCCCTCTGTATTGTTGATTGTTCTTGGAAGCTAAAATGTTAAACTGACCAGTACCAGCGTTGACCTGTACGTGACCAGTGTCGGCACCGCTGACTGACCATTCTGCAATCTCAATCATATAAGATTGTGGTGCGCTAAATACACTTGGTGGCACTTCGGCAAATACAAATGTGTTCCCGTTGCCTTTAAAATCAAATCGAATAGCTAACGTATCGCCACTGCGTTTGTAGTAAGAACCTGCATGACCTGCTGACTGCCAACCAGTATTAGTCTGGTTTTTAAGCTCGTCCTGCATCACGTAATAGCGCCAAGATTTCCAATCCTTATCACCGTTATCGTCTTTAATTCTAAAAGCTGGTGTACCACCTCTATAGTCAGTAACTTCTTGCAGCAAAAATTGGTCGTCGTGTTTTGTTACTCTTAGATACTTCCAACCACTTAAAGAACCGACTGTAGGAGCATGAAGCGGGTTGTAACAGCGATAAAAGCCAGGAGTTGTGACACTGTTAAAGTCCGTGCCTTGTGTTAACAAAATAGCTGTACCATCGTTATTAGTCAATTTGTGGTGTTGGATTTCTTTGTTCTTGTATTTAAACACCCAATCGCTATCTACTGCGTTAGTATTCTCTGGGAACTTACCAAAACTTACAGCGTTTTCCGCCATCCCCATGACCATCTTCTCGGGTGAAACAGGTGGAGCTTTGACAATACCTGAGCTTGTCAACGCATCTTCAAGCACACCATAAACTTCATAGGATTTTCCAACGTCAAAAGTCCCGCTAAGTGTCGCTTGTGAGTTGATAAGCTCATGCGTTACTCTGTCATTCACTCCAGCGTTAGTATCAACCGTATAAGTTTCCGTGCCAAACGGCGCTGTTTTAAAACTAAGCTTGAAACTATTCTTTTGAGTGTTACCGATTTTTAGCGGTGCTACCTTCGCCGTACGAGTCACAACGATCTTGTCAGAACTTTGATTGGTGTCACCACGAACAGCTGTAAAAGTCAAAGTTGGTAAGAAGTATTCCAGAACCGTAATATCTGTAGTCACTACATTACTACTACGACCACGACTATCAACAACCCAAGCTTTAACTTGAGCCTCACCATTCCAGTTCATAATTCCAAAATTTCCGTTATTTTCACTAACACTTTGGTTCTTGCCAACAATTTCAGCTTTATATTCTTTAATCGTAGAACCGTAGGAGCCTTTAGCATTGGTAAAACCTACTTTGACATCTGACACAATCTCAGCAAATGTATTAGCTGTATTGAGCAAATTCGAAACTGTGGTATTCCCATCTGTCAAAGTAATACTGCCTAGCGTTGGTTTGACACTTTCTGGAACATTTCCTTTAAAGGTTGCTTCTTTCGTCCCGACTTTTGTTGAACCGTTGTAAGTGTCAATATATACACGTCCCCAGCCCGATGTTGCGTTAGGTATTTCATTGGCAAAGTTCATTGGCAATGTCCAAGAATATGATGTATCAACGTTACTTGCTATTGTTCCGCTAAGCCCACCCCAGTTGTATCGTAAAGTATGCTTAAATGAGCTAACTTTACGGTCAATTGAGATTTTGACGGGTGTCCCTAAATCGCCAGATGTGACACTCCCCGAACTGGCTCGAGGAATGTCCGACAATTTGAGGTCAAATGCAACCATCGAGCTCCCATAACCACCCGTATTAAGGTTGACAGAAATCTTAATACCAACCGTCTTACTACCGTTGTCATTATGTCCAACAAGATAGTCATGGGCAAAGATTAGCTGACTTGAGTTAGTACCTATATTAATGGCAGGATGTTCAATTGCCGAACCACCGTTGATAGTAATGGTCAAATCGGCTGTAACGCCCCACATTGATGCGTACCCATTCGTGATAAGACGTGCTTGTACGTTGACTGTTGACCTATTATTGGCTACATCTGGTTTATTCCAGCCAGACCACACTTCCAAGGTCATATTATGTCCGTATTGCCCACTAAATTTGGCTGTTGCCATATATCCTCCTTCCTTTATTTAACAAAGTATGTTGCATTAACATATTGATTTTTCGGATGAGCCCGAGTGATAAAGTGTCCTAATTGCAAAGACAGTGTGAATACACCATTATCAATATGCAGTACCGATTGACTGATGTAAGCTACCTCTGAACCACCGTCCTGAAACGAAATACGATTTGGTGTGATAACAACTTTAGTCGTACTATCATTAGCACCGATAATCATTCCACCGTTGCCTTGTGTGATGTACGTATCAATGAACTGTATTTTTTGAGAATACGTCAAAATCGGTTCAATATTTCTGACACGTTCTTCAATCGCAGTAGCTGTTGCAGCGATTTTTTGACGACCCTCTTCATCATCTTGTTTTACCTTGTTGAGGTAACCTTGAAGCTCAGAAATCTGTTCAATGGTTGCTTTAGCCTCAATCTCAACAATCATTTGCTGGCGTTTTGCTTCAAGCGCCTCTAGCTGTTGCTGTGTCAACGCTTGGTCCGCTTTGCTGTCGATTTGCTCCTGAGTGTCTTCTAAAGCTGGTGACCATTTGCTAAAGACGGTCCCAGCTTCAACTTTTGCCTCTTTCCACTCTAAAGAACCACTTGCAATCCAATCAGTTCTAAAAGCCCAACTCCAATAGTCATTTTTTAAGTGGTCGGCATTGATTTTGTCAGTTAACTCAAAGACAGCTTCCCCACTTCCACTTAACGACCTGCGTCCCCCGCCACCAGACGGATAGGCTCCACTATTCCAAGCGGTAACATTTCCAGCGCCCTGTATCCAAATTTCAGCGGTTTTTCCACTTACTGGTTTAATATCAGTATATTTGAGAACAATACGTGTTTTTAATGTGTCGCCAACTACAAGACCATCTGTAATCACCTTATATAGATTAGGGCAAGTGTTCTGAATTCCTGAGAATCCTGTAAACGGTTTAGACCAATCTTTGCTAGTTTTTTGGGCTAAGTTTCTACCACCAACCTTCACCGTCCCAACCATGTCAACCCATTTGTATTTCGTTGGGTCTGTGCTGTCTGTTTGAGTGTAATCAGTGTACGTACCTAAATAGCGCTTGTTGCCACTATTTGACGTGCTAAAATCAGTACGTCCATCTGCACTGTTGGCGTAGGCAATGTGTAGGTAAGGTGTTCTTCCGTCAGCACCTTTAGGTCCTTGAATACCTTGCGCACCCGTTGCCCCCTTGTCTCCGTGCCATTTAGACCAACGATATTTAGTTGGGTCTGTACTGTCTGTGGCGTTAAAGTCCACGTACATACCGATATAAGCCTTGGTTTGGTCTGTCTGACTAAAACCACCACCCGTTGCATTATCGGCGTAGGCAATATGCGTGTACTGTGTCTTACCGTCAGCGCCCTTTGGTCCTTGTATTCCTTGGTCGCCTTTAGGTCCCTGAATACCTTGAATACCTTG